CAACGCCTTCTGGAGTGATAAGGTCATTAATGCTTTCCTGTGTGCGTCCACGCATAGCAGTTTTGGCCTTTGATATATTGTAGGTCGGACAAAACAACAATATTTTCATGCTGACCTCACATATCCATAAGGTACGTTCTTCTTGTCTGGCGAGGTAACAAGTTTCAAGGTCAATGCCCCATCCATAGATAAGGTTTGGGTCAAACCAGCCGATAGAATCAAACCACTCGGCGCGGTAAAGGCTGCTTATGTTGTCAAGCATCCATGTAGGCCGGCAGCCAATACCGCCCCGTGTGATTAGGTGTCCCCAGGACGTGGTACTGTCTTGTGTAAGTGCATTGTGTATACCTACTGCCTGGGGATCATCTTTTAGCTTAGCCACCATTGGCATTAGCGGGTCAAAGGACTTCTCTGGAATAAACTCTGCTGACGTGATCAAAAACCAATAAGCAAAGTATTTTTGTTTCAGTGATGCTAGCCCTGCCAACCAGCCGCCGGTAGTCTGTATGTTTTCCTTTAGCCAAACATTAGTAAAACGGGAAGGTTTACATAAGTCGCTGCCATTGTCTACCACAACCACATCAGCCGGATAGGCCTTGACGTGCTTTCTGATATACTTCACCAGCGCGTCCGTACGTTCTGGCATGTTGTAGTTAGTTAGAATTGCAGCGACTCTGTATTCCATGTCGTTACCTCAGTTTAGGCAGTTGGGTGTGTCGCGTATTGGAAGGCCTCTGCTTGCAGCACGGCGCCACCAGCACGGAATTTCGCGTGCAAACCGATTTGATCGTTGCCTGCATATAGCTCGGTTAAACGCTGTATCCGCAATGAACGGTTGCGTACCCATCCATAGAATTCAAAGTTACCAAACAGCAGGGACTTTGCTGATGCGCCAATTTCGGCGGCATCCTCTGTCAAAATAATAGGATACCCAATCCCTAAGTCCTCACCATTCGCCCAAGTCTGAGACACTGGCGGTTGCTTGAACTGGAACTGGTTACCGGTTAAGCCTGACAGATAAGCGCCGGTTGTGCGATGCATCAACATTACTGCTCTATCACGGTAAGGCGTTTTTAATTTCCCAATCAATTCAGGGATTTCGTCAGGACTAATAGCCGACGCACTATCAAGTGTTAATCCAGCCGTGCCACCCACAAATGCGCCTTGAGGCTGGGATGAACCTGTACCAACTTGTACATAATAGTTCTCGGTTGCAGCCCAAGCTCGTCCGATCATGCTTGCCAGCCTATTTGAAAGGCCTGTGTTGTAATCCTCATCAAGCTCAGATGAAATCTTAATAACTTTCATGAACTTGTAAAGGGTCGTAGACACCTGAGCAAAATCGGGTTCATTCTCGGCATCCGAAACCGCTCCCTCCTCAGACACAATCGTAAACTTAGTCATGCTCGTATCTTCGGCCGGGAAATTAAACGTGTCTCGATCGGTCGTAAATGTTTCAACGCCAAGCTGTTCAAGAATGTTCTGCTCGCTACGCTTTTCAATGATCCTGTTCAAGTAGTCGGCAGGGACTAAATAGCCACCTTCGCTGTCTGTACCCTCCTGAAGGGCAGCCTTGTAAGTGCCTCCCCTTCCGTCTACCAACTCCCTTTCAACGGTGTGCTTTTTGATTCTGCCCACACCCGTTCTAACCCAATTATTGAAATCTTTAATCGGGTCTGGATCACCGAGATTGGCAGCCTTCATAACAACCGGAGTGCCTCGTTCTACACCTGGCTCGGCTTTCTTTAGTACTTCAATAACTGACAACTTGAATTCTTCAAGCTCTTTCTTTTGCTGTTCCTTCTGATCTTCCATCAAGGCCTTTACTTCAGCCAAGACGTCAGTCTGTTCAGTAGACTGTTCCTGTACATCTTCTTTCTTCTCTTGCGTGACCTTTTCATCAGTCATGGTTGTGTATTCCTCCTCAGGAATGCTAGTTTGTGTTGAATTATTTTTTGCATCCACCGAGTCGCCAACCGCATCCACCAGCGTCTCAACGCTCTCCGGGAGTGCCTCCGTGACTGTCTCAGTTTTAGCTTCGATAACGGCGAAATCATTCGCCGGCAATCGCCAATCGTTTGTGTCAAACAATGCCAGTTCCCCCACAGGCCATACGTCCACAAGCCCGCCCTTTCCCATGCGCACCAAATGCGCAACCGCACCGCTTGACGCTCGTAAATCTTCTATGTCAGCTTTAATCAATCTTTGTGCCAGAGGTTCATCAAGGTCAAGCCTCGGCTCAAACCAATGCCCTCGCTTGTCAAATCCTGTATAAGTCGCTCTACCAATGACAACGGGCGTTTCCTGCCATTCTTCTGGGTCATCAGGCCCGTAGCCGTGATAATAAGTAAGATTAACTTCATCTCCAGTCTTTAGCCAGACATCTGTATCCTCATGGAACGCCTCGCCGTCAAGATCCCGCCCTTTTATCGGCCCTCCATAAGGCACGCCCAGAACCCTCCAACCGGTATCATGATAGGCGTTATCCCCTTTAATCTTTTTTTCAGCTTTTTCTTTGCGTTCTACCGCCCCAGAAGGGATGTGTATCTTGACTCGCAACCTGTTTTCATTACTCATTTCGTCACCTCTTTGTGTAATGCGCCTCGTATCATATCAATAGCTCGCTTGCCATGTATCATCTTAACCTGTTTGGTTGTGATCCAACCTGTGCGTCTGTGATAGCTGGTTTGGTTTGCGCTCTCCTGCACCAGCTTTGCATAACTGACGCCCGTTCCTATAATTGCTGTAAATCCTGCGTTTCTCGTGCTGATATTCCAGGACTGCCCCAGCTTTTCGCTCCCAGGAGACGAACCCCTGCGGTATGGGACTTCAATATCGCCTTTATTTAGGTGATAGAAGAACCCTCGCCTTACCTTTGGGTCAAGCCTAATAAGAGGATTGGGACGACTCACATGATGCGGATAGTCGGCAACCTTATCTTTGAGGTATTCCGCCGCCTCGAAAATAGCACCCTTCACCCTGCGCATACTAGCAAGGGAGTCCATTTTCTTTATTAAGTCCTCCAAACCCTCTATTCTTATCGTTATCATGATCTCACGTCCTCTGGAATGGTGTAGCTCGTCCAGCATCTACAACGTGGATGTGCTGGGGGGTAGACACCATCCGTTATCTCTTTACGGTGTTTAGGCCCGCAAATAGGACAAACCCGCTCATCGTTTGCAGTATTCCAGACAGGGACAAGATTAACACCAAGTTCCCTGCGCAATTGTTCCACATAAGCCAGCTCCCCCTCAACGGCTGCCCGTGTGGTTTCCGTGACGGCTATCATCTCCGCTCTCACAGGGTCATACCAACGCTCAAGCTCTGTCGTAAGCTGGCCGATATTCCAGCCCTCTTCGTAAAACCTCGGTATGGTTTCGTTGAGATGCTCATATCTCCGATTAAACATCTCGGATAGCACTTGCTCAGTATGATCGCGTGACCAATTACTCGCCTGCTGATTAACCTGATCCCAGCTTACACCGATATTAACGTCAGTCATCAACGCCTCAGCTTGCTGTAAGTAAATATCCAGCAATATCGGCTCGACGTCCTTTTGAATATCTCGCCAACCCCGTGACCAGTATTCGTTAGGCACGTTTGCAAGTCGTGGCGGATCCCCAAGATAGTCCAGGAGCTTTTTAAGTTCATCCTGTAAGTCCTTGCCAACCACCTTCGCAAGACGTCTCTCTAACTCGTCACGGTTAATAACTTGCATTTACGGATACCCTCGCCACTCTAAGGCATTATCGAATATCAACTTGACATCCTCAGGCGTTTCAACACTCTCCAGCGCACCCGTTATGGCTGCGTGCAAACTTCCAGGAATAATGTCAGTTTCAAACTCGCGTATATCACGCCCGTCCTTAACACGCTTCTCAGCCATACGCGCCCAACGCCCAAGCTCCTCAGTTAGCTCATCTCTCTCGTCGTCGCTTTCTTCCTGCTGCTTTTCTTCTAACATCGCCTGCTCCTCATCGGTCAGCTCATAACCCGCAATCCTCATGGCAAGCTCCAACGGCAAGCCCGAAAAGGTAAGTTTGCTCAGCAACTCAGCCCGCTCGTTTTCGTCCTCTTGAAATAGCTCAAGCTCGTTGAACGAAAACTCTAATCGCAAGTCCTCTTTTCTCAGTAACTGCAGATTAAGAATGTCCTCATACCTGCGCGCTCTAGGCATGATGGTTTCTTGATAGAACGACTTGCGATCTTCTTGTGCGGTTGCGTAGTTCGCCGCCTCACTATCCAGCAAGGTCTTAGGCACGCCAAACGCTGTTAACAGGTTGT